GTCTATAGATAAGTCCTATAATTGTTCTGGCTGTGTAGCCGTCCTATATCCTAGTCATAGGAAAATAATCACAGCTATTGCTATCTCATGCGAACAACGCAAAGCACCGCCGCAGCCGTTGGCCACGTCGTTTCAGCGACAGCATTATCAAGGTATGTTTAATCCGATACCATCAATGTTATGGGCATGTCAATATCAATGCCTTATACCCTTGCCTTGTCCCGTATATCCAAGCGCCCGCACTCTATAGCCAATGCAAGTAACCCATTGATAATGTAGTTGTATGGCACAAACCTAGACGGTTCTGTCTCATGCTGTGTGATATCAATGATGGCCTGCAATGCGCCCTTCTCCCTGACGATGGCCAGGTTCATTCGGGATATCCATTCGTTCCATCTCTTGGCATCCTCATCCTCTGGTATGCCTGTGCCATTACCTTGAATACGATCTGCCATAGGCGCGTCCTTATACTTGGCCCAGCGTCTACGCATCGCCCCGTATTCTACGCCAGCATCGTATATCTCACGCCTAAGCCTATGCTTCTCACAGAAGCGCCCAAGCACAGACTCGGCCAACTGTGAGTTGTTGCCTTGCCTATGTGGTTGGGCAAGCACGACAGACATTTCCCTCTGCTGCCTTTCCCGTTCAGCCATGGCTATCTGCTCAACCGTGGTCAGCCTTGCCAGCCTGCCATCCCGTTCCCTGCCGGGCGGGAGTAGTGCTGTCGCGTCTTTGCGTGGGCGTCCTCGTCTAGCCAAGTTATCGCTCCGTTATAGCCAGTGTTTGGGAAATCGGATTGGACTGCCCTTCAAAGCCTTCGCTATCTCAGCGGCTATGGGCAGGGCGGGGGGTAGCTGTGGGCGGCATTTCTTCAAGTGCTGCCGCTTTTGTCGGGGCGGGATGGTGCGGCGCTCGATGCGGACTTCCCGTTTCATTTGGCGTCCTTATCGGGACCAATCTTTGAGTAACCGCCGATATCTAACCAGCTATCAAGATGAGGCTTTCCATTCACGATGCGGGCTAACTTGCTGGCGATGTTGTGGGCGCTTTCCCGCTCAGTGTCCGACATCAAATGCCAGGACACCCCGTCCTCTAGAGCCGCTTTAATCCTCTGTGCGGTTCTCGCTACATTCGGAAACTCGCCATACATCTCGCCGCGCTCGGCCAGGATATCGTCAATGTCCATCGTCTTCCCCAGGCCAAATTGAATCAAAATCAGCGAGTTGTTGTGCGATGTCATCACAGCCCGTCACAGGCTTTGATGAATTCTGCCGCGACTTGCGGGACAATCGCGTTACCGTAACCGCGCAGTCGTCCCAATCTGTTGGATATCCCATGAGCCAGCATGGGAATGCCGGGTTTAAAGCGCCTTGATTTGCCGTCTGAGCCAGTGAGCCACTCGGCGTCATCCCAGAAATTCCGATTGCTTGCTCCTGTAGATTTGGATTGCGACCCATGCGGAACGCCTCCGACCGCGCTTTCTGATTGGCAAGCGGAGTTGACAAAACAGCCGCGTCCATCAATGTTGTCCAGGTATGTGCGCCTCTGGCCTTTTTCGCTTCCGGCGTTTCCGCTGACCCTTGCTGAGCCACAGTCGGTGTCGGCCAAGGCGACCCAGTAGATGCGCTGTCGGATGTGCGGCGCGCCAACCCTCTGCGAGAGGTTCAAGATGAGTGACCGTCAAATTCGAAATTGGATAAACACAGCAATCGAGCAGATGCGCGCAGCGCATGGAGCAGAGTCATGAGCCGTATGGATCAGCCCACGGCGGACGACGTCATCCTCGACCTCCTCGTCGAAGGCATCGAGCCGACGCATGAGAATCTCATGGTGGCGATTGCCGCCTATCCCCAGCACCGCGACGCGCTGTTGGCGTTCTTCGCCAATCTCGCCGTTCAAACAGCTTTGAAGGACGAGACGACTGGTTCCGCGTTTCTTGGCGCATGATTTACGCCTGGCCAATCTTCTGGCTTCAGCCCGTTCTTCCTCAGTGGCGTATCTGGGCCGGGTTTGCACATGCTCGCCGGATGCAATCTTCAGATATCTGGCGCGCGTCTTCGCAGCCATCTTGGCCCGGTATTCTGGATCGTCTTTTCTCTTCCGGTGGTATTCGCGGGAATACTCAGCCTGCTTGGCCTTGCGACGGGCCATGCGCTCCTCGTAGCTGATATTCCTCTCAGCGTTGCGAGCCGCGATTTGTTCCGGCGTAATGTTCCTGCTTTTGGCGTAAGCCCGTCTGGCCCGCTCATTCTTGGCCAACCGACGTTTTTCTGCCTCCGGCCCATCCTTTTTCACGACAGGCTTTTGCGCTCCCGTAGACTTTCTGCGTGCGCGATAACGGGCCTGCTGGGCCTTTACCTTTTCAGGGTTTGCCAATCGCCAGGCGCGGTCACGTTCCGCTTTGTTCATGGCTATGCCCCCCGGTAGGATTCAGGACCGCCGTTGAGCGTTTCCTTGATGGCAGCCACGGCCAGCGTGACGACCGGATTTCCGTTGGCAAGCAAACCCTCAACCTTCCGCACCGCGTGCAAGACAGTCGTATGGTCACGCCGGAATCTGCGTCCGATGTTCGGATAGCTCTGCGGCGTCATGACCTTCGCCAAATACATCGCTATCTGGCGCGGCAAGGCGATGTCCTTTGTGCGCCTGTCGGAAACCAGTTCCGCAGCCGGGATTGAAAAATGACTGGCCGTCGCCAGAATGATTGACCGAATGCGTTGAACGTCGAACTCGCGGGCGTCCTCAAGCGATTTCAGGTCTGCTTCAATCCGCTTCCGATTTAGCTCTGCCTGTTCTGCGCGTTTTATATCGGCAAGCCGCTTGGCGACTGATACAGGTCTGGTCGGCGCTTGGATAGGCTCTAGAACAATGTCCTTTGGCCGCTGGTAAGCCATAACGACAGGCTCGCTACGGACCATGCCAAGACGGGCGCGCGACTCTAGCCAGCGCTTGTGCTGCGATTTCGCTGCGGGGTTGTCTAAGTGGCTCATTCTGCGGCCTCACCAAAATGGTTGCGGGGCTTCGACTGCTGCTTTTCGTTGCGCGAATATTCGGCTTCGGCTGGCGTTAGGTAGCCATACGCAGCCGGATTTCCTGCGCCGGGATAGCCTCGCGGGATGGTCAGCGTCTTGCCGTCCGCATCGGTGCGGAGCGTGTAGCTTCCACGCCCGTTGATAATCAGATTCCAGTCGGCCAGTTGCTCGGCGGTGTAACCGCGCTTTACCGGAGACGGGAGTCGGTATTTGGATAAATCCAGCTTTTGCGCGCCCTGCTTCTGCCAATCAACGGCCCGCTGAGCCTCGACGCAGGCGGTGTAAAGATCGCCAGCGGAAGGCGGGAAAGGCCCACCGGCTCGCCCGAGTTTCCTACATGCGGCGGATAGAGCTTCCGACGAGAATTTCGACGTCTGGTCTAGAAAAGCCGCCGTCGTCAGCGCCGTTTGTTCCACCGTCCAGCCCTGCGTCGAGGGGTAACAGGCGAGTAGTTTTAGAATTTCCGATTTGTGCTGGTTCAAGTTCATCTTTCGCAATCCGGTCCAGTGTTTCCGCAAAAAGTGTCGCTACGCCGCCGCCTCGTCGGGGTGGCGGTCTTGATTTGAGTTTTGAAGCTTCCGAGCGGATGAAACCTTGGAAGGCTCGCAGCCAGTTTGATTTCCTGGCAACGGCGCGGTTTTCATTCGAGAGCGCCCAAAGTCGATACCGCTCAATGGCGTCGGCTGTCTGAGCGTGCGTCAGGCCGTTTTCATGCCCGTAGGCAAAAAGCTCGTCGGGAGGGTTCCAATCTTCAGAAAGGGTCGTCCCTTTGGAATTCTTTTTCGCGCTATCTCCCGAACGTAGTGAGGGAGATATAGACTCCCTTAGACTAGACTCCCTTAGACTCCCTTCCGGGGGATGGCGCGCGACGACAGTTCGACTACCATTCGACGAACGTTCGACGATTTTTTCCTCGTCAAATGCCGGATGCTTGTAGCTAGGGCGCTCGATTTTCTGATGCTTCCAGCCTGTTATGTGCCAGAATTCCTTGCCTTCCACGGAATATACGATGACGAGCTTGTTGTTCACCAACTCGCTAACCCATCCGCCAATTTCAGCTAGGTTGAAATCATCGCCAGGGAAAATCTGCATCTTTAGCGTTTTAAGAGATGCAGGCATGTTCCCGGCATCGTCGGCAAAGTTCCACATGCCGATGAACAGTAGGCGAGCGGTCGTCGAACATTCGACGATTTGCTCAGATGTCCAGAATTCCGGTTTGATGGTGCGAATTCGGCTCATCACATAATCCGATGCTGGCGGGTGGGGATATTCCAGACGGTCAGGGCGGTCTTGACGTCATCAACGGAGCGGACAAGCGCCCATGGCATTGCGCCAGCGCTTGAACACCACATGCGCCACTCATCCTGTGCCGGGCTTAAACGGCCCTTCTCAGCCTTGACCTCGATGAAGTAGCAGCGGCCTTGACCGACCAGGATCAGGTCTGGCACGCCAGCCCGTAGGCCAGCGACGGCATTCGCAGCCCTGCCGCCGACTGTGCGCCGGGCTGCGTTTGGACAGGCGAAGACGCGGAATTCATCAAGCAGGACAATATTAAGAAGCCCAACGATGGCGCGCTGGATGCAGTCCTCCCTCACGCAACCGCCCTCACAACAAGACTTGCCCAAACCGGGTTAGGACGCCCATGCGAGCCGTCGCGGGTGTATGTGCCGGAATGCTCGATAACGCCGTCTGTGATTGCCCTGCGGCAGATATGGCCCCACGCGCGCCCGTCATGCGGTACTGCGCCGCCAGCCTTTTCAAATGCCAGTCGTGCTTGTGCGGTGGTTAGGAATTTGTGTCCGTAGGCAAATGCGACGAAGAATGCGTAAGCATCTTCAGCCCAATCAGACCCCGCTTTTTCGCAGCACAATTCTGCGAGGAAATGTCCCTGCGCTGGATCGGTGTTTGATTGCTTCATGGATGGTCGCCTTATGAAAATCGGGGGATATTGCCTGGCCCCCGTCCCACTTTCCCCAAAGCGCCGAAGTCCCATGCGGTGCGGGCGCAATCGGCGGGCAAGTTCCTTCAGACGAACAAGTCGCCTTGGCCATACGCCTCTGCGTAAAGTTCTGCGTGTTCGCGTATCTCGCGCTCGCGCTGCTTTTTCGCTTCATCTTTCAGAATTTGCACAGCGTTGAGCTTGATGGCGGCGGGCAGGAATCCGACCGACTTGGCTTCCGCCATCAGTTCCTTGATGTCTTCCGACTTTTGGCGCTTCTCTGTTTCAAGCTGCACCAGGCGGTCGATGAAGGGTTTAATTTGCGCGTTGTCGCTCATCTGATGATCCCTAGTTGAAAGCGCAGCCGGGCGATTTCCCAACCCCGGCTGCGCCCTGCGTATCCTCGGAACTCTTCACCTTTCCGAGTCATTCGGGCGCTTACTCACCCGAATTCACTTGTTCTGCCCAAAGAGCCGCCGCCCGTAGGCGGCGGAGTTGAGGGAGGCGCGACTTAACCCAGTCGCCGGGGACTCACTGATGACCGGCGAGACGCCGCATAAGCTCAATTGACAACGCGAGAGCATCAGCCTCGCGCTGCTCTTTTTCGTTCGCTGAAAACAAGTCGCAGTTGGCGCGGTAGTAAGCGGCAAACCGGGCCTCGAAATCCTCAAGGTTCCCGACGTCCCGCAAGACGAATGCCATTTCGTCCACCAAGTCTGGATTGTCGCATGTCATGCCGCACCACCTTGTTTGTGGGTGCGCGCGTCCATATGTTGAGGGACTAGCCGGAAGACCTCCGGCGTTGTTGCCGGGCGATTGTTCCGGCTTGTGTGATGCGTAAAATGAGTATGAGCCGTCATTGTGCGGCCTCCGTTGATGTCTCAACGGAAATGAAGTCATTCGGCGTAACTACGCCGTTTGTGACCTCTGCAATCTTCTGTGCGGTATCCCACGAAGGCTTTGTGTCGCCGGATCGAAGGCGAGTTACGGAGCTGCGGTCTTTGCGAATAAGAGCCGCAAATTCCGCATCGGTTATGCCGTTGGCTTCTAGGTAATCCGAGAGTTTCATGCGCGTAACGTGCATGAGATACACGGTGGATGTCAAGCACATTTGTGCATGACGCGCCGTGGATGGCGTTTGCGTTGAATTTTAAGGTTGCGTCATGCCACCTGTTCCGAAAAAGCCGCGAGAGCGCAACAAAACGTATCTACGCGAATGGCGAAAGTTTCGGCGTATGTCGCAAGACGATATCGCTGAGAAACTGGAACTTGACAGAACTACCGTAAGCAGAATTGAACGAGGCGAAAGTCCATACGATCAAGATTACTTAGAAAGGCTGGCGCTGGTTCTTGGATGCGACTCGGATGATTTGCTGGCAATTGACCCGCTCAAGCCTGACGGGCCAAAATTAATTTATTCAAAATTACGCACCGCTTCGCCAGAAATGCAGAAGCGAGTCCTTGAAGTTATTGAAGCATTGTTGAAAGCTGGTTGATTAGACACAGGTTTCCTTTCCGCTAGACCGGCCCACCCATTACAGGAGGGACTAAGCGGAATACGGCCACACACGTTACCCGGTGGGGCTTGGAATCTTTACCTCTGATCCATTTTGGTATCGCGGAGGCATACCGCGCCGGCACTTTTGGGCCGTGTCTTAGTCAGAGATATCCGGTTGCCCATGTGCGGACTTCCGAGGTGCGGAAAGCCCCGTTGCGGCTGGAATGATGGCGTTGGCCGTGACCAGCTCGGCGGGGAAAAGTTCACCGATCCCAATTTGCATGGACGGGAACTCCTCGCTCCCTGCGCTGCCGTGCCAGGTCCGATAGTATTTCCAAGCCGCTCAATCGGCTTTCGCCGGGCTGTATCCGTCATGTTGCCGAGTGGCAAAAGTTGCGATATAAGCAACTTGCTGGATAGGTTACTGAACTTGTATCCGGCCACGGCCCCGGAGCGCGGACACGCTTGCGGGGCTTTTTCTTTTTACAACGATTTCCTACCCTTCGCAAGAAAAAGTGCATCCCATCCACTTTTTGCTTGACGCGGGCCGTGTATGGCATACACAATGCCTCTCATGCTCAAACGAGCAAGGAGAGGAAAGACATGAAACAGGAATCGTTCAAAGAGTGTTTTTGGTCTGAAGCTTCAGCCAAAGCAGCAGCTCATCGCCTTGTCGCCAAAGGTTACGAAGTCAGAGTTACTTATTCCATGGACGCTGACGGTCGCCACGACTGGCTGCTTACAGCTTTCTATATGGAGGGCTGAGCATGACCGACGCCCAGCTCACCGCAGCGATATTCGCGGCTCCGTTCCTGACCCTGTCCATCATTTGGCTGGTGGCTGAATCCGTCCGCATTGCCATGACCGTGCGCGCTGAGAAGCAGCCGCGCCGGAAGCGTCCGTTCTGATGAGCGTGGCCATGTTCAACAACGGCGAGACAGTCGAAACCTACATCAGCTTTATGGGCTTTGAGGCCACGTTGCTGGTTACGTATGAAATAACAGACTGGGGCTATCCCGCTGTTGCTGACTACATCAACGGCGGTGATCCCGGCGCTGGGCCTGAGTGGAACGTCACTGACATTGGAGTAACGCTGGAACTGGATAACGGCCCCGGCGTTGAATGGATGGTCAACTGGCCATCAGCAGAATTCACATTGCTCGCCAATCATGCGCGCGTTGGCGAAGCCATACTTGCTGACATTTGCGGGATGGCACCGCCGCGCAGCCGTGGCGGGCATTACGCTGGATACTGGATATGAAGAAACTAAAACCAATCCTCTTTGACGTCGCTGGCTTGACCGCTGATGGCATGAAGACTGTTTCAGTCCACTCTGTCAGCGAAGACAAGGCGCGTGAGAAAGCCAAAAAGCTTGCGGAGATGATGACGCCAGTTTTTGACGTCAAAACGATCGAACGGCGCAAATGAAACCACAATACGACCGCAAGCGCGTTATGAAAATGGCGCACAAGGAATGGGAAACCGCCAAACATAAGCGCGGTTGGGATTTCGCGCGGTGTATGCGCTTGGCCTGGAAGATAGAAAAGAAGATTGCGTCTGGTCCAGAATATTACCAGCCGCGCATTACCGCAGCGCATGTGATTTCCGCAACCGGGAAGTCGCGCGATTTTATCTGGCTTTGAGTTTCTGCGCTGGCTCGGTGACTAGCGCAGGGAGTGGCGGCGGGAGTTTCCTTTCCTCGGCTCCCGCCGCTTACAAAATAGCAGGAGATAGAAATGATTGGTTGGTTTGTAATCGGATTTTTAGCTCCTGCATTGTGGTTCTACGCAATGTTGGCTGCGGCCAAATATTGCTTAGGACAGTGTGATGAATAGTAAACAGAGGATGTGAGTCGAAAGGAATTTAATAGCTCCGAACGGAATTAAATAGCGATGCGCTTTGCAGATCGAAGGGTCTGCAAGGCGGATCGCAAGGTCCAAAAGAAGCGAACCAAACCGAAAATATAGTCAAGGAATTAATGCGTAACGCAGCAAACGGTAGCGTGATTATTTGCAATGCGAGTTGTTCATCGAAAGGTGAACAACCCGGATCGCAAGGTCCAAATGGGGCGCAAAGATGGGAATCGAATGGAAACGCTAGGAATATAGGTGCTGAGGTTCGCATCGAAGCGAAGCAATAAGCAATGCGTTTTGCCCATCGGAGGATGAGCAAAGCGGATCGCAAGGTCCAACTAGCAAGTCGTCGAGATGAAGCGAGCCAGCAATGAATCGTGTCGAATTGAGACGAAATGTAGCGCATGGAAAATATGTGACAAGCAATGCGTTTTGCTCGTTACGGCGAGCAAGGCGGATCGCTTAAACGGTCCAAGTGAACTTTGTTGTAGGGCATCAAAGCGCAAGTCTTAGTGATGAAAGTATGAGCGATGCGTTTTGCCAGCGCTAAACAACTGGCAAGGCGGATTGCTCAGACAAAAGAGGAAAACAACATGTCTATGAAGAATGCACGGGTAAAGATCACTGGAGTTTCTCCGCTGTTGCAGAATAACCCGCAGACGGTTGACAGGTTCAACGAGTATGCGCGGGCAATGGCGCAGATTAATGCAAAGAAAGCTCGCCGCACTGATGACGACTATTTCCGGCTGCGTGAACTTGAAATCCGGTCAAAGATTTTCTTTGACGACAAGATCGGAATTTATGTTCCCACGACATGGCTATCAGAAGCTATTGCCTGCTCGGCGTTCAAGGTCGCTAAGCTTTCCCGTGACACCATTCGCGGTGCCATGTTCACGACAGAGAACAAAACAGCCCTGTCATTCCGCGACCGCAACAAGGTTAAGTCACCTGAAGATATCGTCGGAAATCTTGACTTTCGCCACGTTATGATTCTTCCGCAGGGCCAAGTCCGCGTCGTCAAGGCGTTCCCGATTTTCCATGACTGGTCATTCGAGACTGAGCTTGAATACGAGAATTCTGTAATCGACCCGGACAGCTTGACGCGCATTGTTGAGCATACCGCGCGCTACGGCGGGTTTGGGGATTTTCGCCCGACATTTGGCCGCGCTAAAGGGGAGGTAATCCATGCTTGACGGCAGCAATATGACTCCCGGAGAACGCCTTTGGCACGCAGTCGTCGAGGCTGGCTATAACACCTATGGGGCGGTGTTTGAGCAGTCATTCGTTCAAGGAGTGCTTGGAATAGAAGTGCCAGACATTGGAACTAGAAAGCAGTTTCAGCGCCTGGACCTTCTTGAAGTTAGTGCGGTCGATTATGTCCGCATAAAACTCCTTGACCAAGGCATGGCGCTAAAGCTGTCGGATGGTCTCTATCGTGTCCCGCTTCCAAGCGAAAACTCTGACGTAATTGATAACTGGCTGGCGTCTGCCAACCGTAAATTGCGACGGGCAGATAGGCTGCGTAGGAATACGAATGCCACTGATCCAAGCGGTGCGCCGGATCAAATGGCCGCTCGCATTCTAGCCCATGAAGAAGCAATAAAATCTGCAAAGTCTCATTCAAGCAAAATGGGCGGGCAATGAACGCTGATGGGATAATCCTGCGCTTTGATATGAGCGGGTTGCCATACTTGCTCACGGTTGAAATGCGCAATGGCATTGGAATCTGCGTCAAAGACACAGGCGACAAGCGGTCAATCAATCACCTGACGCTGTGCTGCGATAGCGAATATGCGCCAGCAGTTCGCAAAGCCGTCGAAAGCTACAATCGCGTTCTTACGGAAGAAATGACCAATGCCAAATGATATCTCAACTGAGCTGGCAATCTTCCGCGCGCTCAAGGAACAGCTTGCCGAGCAGGAAGGATTGGAGCCTGACGATCCGTTTATCATCGGCACTATTGAAGGCATTACCAGCCTGTCTGAAGCCATCGTGGCATTGGTCCGCAGCGCCAGGGCAGACGAAGCCCGCATGGATGCACTGGGTAGCATGATTGATGAACTCAGCGAGCGCCTGTCTCGATACAAGCAGCGCTCGGCAAGTAAGCGGGCAAAAGCTGCTTGGGCAATGGCCGAGTCTGGCATGAAAAAGCTGGAAGAAGCCGACGTAACCATATCGCTGCGGAATAACCCGGCTGGCATTCAATACACATGCGAACCGCATGAAGCGCCGGAAGAATTCGTGACGGTTAAGACCAGCTATTCGTGGAACCGCGCAGCCGTCAAGGAAGCGCTTGATAAAGGCGATTTGCCTTTCGCGCACAAGACCAACGGCGGTCAGAACATATCTGTGAGGACGAAATGAAGACTAGCGAGCTTACAAATGAGATTTCAGCAGCACTCGCAAAGGCTCAAGGTGAAATCACCAACCCAGCCAAAGAAGCTCAGAACCCCCATTTCAGAGCGTCCTACGCTGACCTTGCGAGCGGCATTAACGCCATCCGTGCGCCGCTTGCGAAAAATGGACTCGCATATTCTCAGGCTACGCGCCTCGACGGTGAAGTCCTTATGGTTGACACGCGCCTGTCTCATGTTTCTGGGCAGTGGTTTGAATCCGAGTTTCCCGCCTGTCGCTTCCCCGCAAAACCACAAGAAGTGGGGTCCGCTCTTACCTACGCCAGACGCTATGCCTTGTTCTCTTTGGTCGGCATTGCGGGCGAGGATGATGATGGCGAGGCCGCGAATAAATCTGAAACGCCAGCAAGAGTTCGCAATTCAAAGCCTGAAGACGCAAGTGCAAAATGGTCGCGCGAAACCGCGTCGATGTTCATTGAAGCTCTGAAGATGGCCAAGAATATTGTCGATCTGTCAGCGTGGAAGGAACAGAACGGAGAGGCCGTCAAAAAGCTGTTTCCAGAGGACGTCAAGTCCGTTTCGTCAGCATACAACGTGCATTTCAATAAACTCACCGGAGAACAGTAACGTGAGCAACTACGAACAGAGAGATAATTCCGGCTCGCTTTTCAAGAATGACAAGAGAGAGAAGGACACTCATCCGAACGCCAAAGGCAAGGCCATGATAGGCGGGAGAATGTATTACGTCAGCGCTTGGACGAAGAAAGACAAGAACGGCAACCCGTGGCAGTCGCTTTCGTTCAAAAGCGTGGATGAAGCGCGACAAAGCCAGCCGCAGCCTGCTTATGAAGGCCCGTTGTCTGTCCAGCTAGACGATGACGTCCCATTCACCTTTGAGTGGCGCTGATGCTGAGCGAGAGATTCCGGTTAGCCGCAAAAGATTGGGTAGAAAAGGACGCTGCGGCGAACCTTCTCGAAGAAACCAAGTCATCTGTCCTTTCCCAGCGCATGGCTGAACTTGGCGACATGCCTGTCAGCCGCGCAGAAATGACAGTGAAGGCGTCCGCTGAGTGGCGAGAGTTTATTAAAGCGATGGTGAATGCTCGCAAGGAAGCTAACCTAGCCCGCGTCAAAGTGGATTGGTTACGGATGCGGCATTCCGAATGGCAGTCCGCAGAAGCCAACGCCCGCGCCGAGAGGAAGATGTAGTGGCTCGGCGTGAATTCCCCCGCTCAGTAAAGGTAGCCGCCGTAAAGCGGGCAATGCGTGATTCCGTCATTTACTGCGAAATCTGCGGATTGCCGACAAAAACAGTGGAGTTTGACCATGGAATTCCAGACGGGCTTGGGGGCCAACCGACATTGGCAAATTGCGTTGTTGCGTGTCCGCAATGTCACAAGGGGAAAACGAAAGTTGATGTTGCGCATATCGCAAAAGCGAAGCGGTGTGAGGCACGAACTCTGGGCATTCGGAAAAATGCTCGTCAATCGTTTTCGGGCCGAAAAAGAGAAAAGGCAGCCGACCTTTCATTAACAAAGGTTGTGCCGCGCCGACCAATTTACCAAGACCAAAATTGAAGGAGAAACTGAGATGACGACGACGACTGAGATGACGCTTTGCGCTGCCCGTGATGGTGGACTTGTTGTGTGGCTTGGCGGTCAGAGCGAGCCAGCCTTTGCAGGCGACCTTAAAGCATTCCAAGATTACATTGGCTCGCGCGCTCAAGAGCTTCTGGCGAATGCCGCTAGGGAGAAAAAGGAATCTGGCGACGTTCACCAGATTGAACGCCAGAAGCCGATGATACGCGAAGTGCTGGCGCGTCGTCTTGAAGTTCAGGACGCCGCAGAGTGAGCGACGGCATTCCGCAGGCGACGGTAATCATCGGCGCTACTCTCGCATTTGCTGGCCTTGCGTGGCATCTCGGCATGATTGAGCCGCATACGCATTGCCCGCAAACAACGGAAGTAATCCGATATTTCCCGGCGCCTGAAGTGCGGGTTGTCATGCCGCCTGTCCCGCTGAACTGGCCTGTTGAAGAACGCCAGCGGGCAGATGATACGCCCGAAGTTGAGCAAGTATCAGCAAAGGAAGACGACGCGGAAGAACAGCCGCGCCGTCGTCATTATCGCCACCGCCGACATCGCTGGAGATGAGAATGGGTTTCGTGCATGGAATTGTCTTGCGCGACTTGAACGAGCTTTCGCGCGCAGAGAAAAAACTGCTGGAGGTTTACGCCGATAATCCTGGGAAGTCGTTTCACGATATTGCTGAGATGATGGAAATCTCGCCCAAGTCTGTCGCCAAATACTCGCAGTCAATCCGAGAAAAGCTCTACGTTAATTCCCTGGCTGAAGCCGTCAACATGGCTGGCGTGAAAGGCTGAACAGATGAGCGACGAATTTTTCGCGGCTGTTGTTGTGTGCGGGTTTGTAGCTGCGTTCGTTGCGTATCTGGTTAGGATTATTAGGGAGGATTTGCGGTGATTGATATTGTGAAATATCTCCAGAAATATCCTGACGATCCTGCTGCGCTGATGTCAAAAGCGCGGGTTGAAGAAGCAATCGCAGAGATTGAACGCCTGCGCGCCGAACTCGCCGCCGAGCGTGAGGCGTGGAACAAAGCTGACCTTGCAGAAGCGAAAGCGGTCCGTGAGCGTGACTTCGCCCTCGCGAAGGTCGCCAAGCTGCGCGAGGCGCTGGAGGACGCCGCAATAGCTTTGGATGGGTGGGATGACGATATGGCTCGCCGTATCCGCGCCGCTTTGAAGGAGACGAGTGATGAGTGAGTGGCACACAGGCTGGACAGAAGGCTACGCCAGCGCACGGGACGAAATGAAAGCAGAGCTCGCTGCCGAGCGGGAGGCGAAGCAATGCGCCGTGGATCAGGCAGAGACTTTCAGGGAAGAGCGTGACGCCATGCGCGCGTTGCTGCTGCGGTGGGATGCGCTGATTGAGCATCAATACACTGGCTCGCGCGAGGCTATGTCTGACATGATGGAATGCGCGCAAATGACGGCACAGACGCTTTACGGTGATCCGCCGTGGCCGAACCCCATCGAGGCCGCGCTGAAAGGAGACGGGGATGAGTGACGTGATGCTACTCGGCGTCCTGCGGATGCCTATGCCTGACAACCCTGCCGATATGGGGGGGTTGGAGTGGGCGCAAGTCAAGGACAGGATGCGACAGGCCGCAGACGAAATAGAGAAAGAGCGCGCTGCGGTTGATGGCCACATTAGGCTGATTGAAGTTCTGGAAGACGAAGTTGCACGTCTCCGCGCCGAGCTTCACGCTACCGTTTGTAACCACGACGCTGCGATTGAAGGATGGCGTAAACGAGTAGAGACAGTTGAAGCCGAACTCGCCGCCGAGCGGGAGCGCACGACCAAAAAAGACGAGCGCATTGATGAGTTAATGGGTAAGTGCGTCGTCTACGCGGCCAAGCAAGCCAAGCTGCGCGAGGCGCTGGAGCCGTTCGCGCAATGGTCGTTTGAAACGAAAGACGACACTGATCCGGCGATTATGGAAATGACCAATGACCTACGCCGCGCCCGCGCCGCGCTGAAGGAGACGGGAGAAGGGGATGGCTAACGCGCAACGTGCCATTTCCGCTCCAAGGCTTTTCCGCCGTGAGCGCGCCGCCGCCTATCTCGACATTTCTGCCAGCAGCTTTGACAAGCTAGTGCGTGACGGGTTTTTGCCGCCCGCGAAGCTACTGCATAGCTTCAAAGTATGGGACAGGGATGACCTTGACGCGATGGCTGATCGTCTTCCCTATGACGGTGTTCATGACAAGCCGGATGCAAGCTGGGACGATTGATGAGCGCAGACAAGCCGAAATACGTTGAGACTTTCCATGACCGTCATGGAAAGAAGAGAATTTATTTCAGGAAGCCTGGACAAAAACGCATCGCCATTCCAGGTCCGTTGTGGAGTGATGCGTTTCAGATTGCCTATGCGGAAGCCTTGGGCGGGTCCGTCATTATTGGCGCAGAGAAAAAGAAGCCGGATGCCGGAACGATTGGCGCGCTGATCCTGTCCTATCAGCAATCGGACGGCTATTACGACCTACGACCGACGACCAAGACGGGCTATCAGTCCCGGTTGAAAATCCTGACTGAACAGCACGGCCATCGCAGCCTTTCCGGCCTGACCATAGAGCGCATCGAAGAAAAGATTTTGTGCCCCTATAGGGACAAGCCGGGACAGAAGCTCGCGCTTTTGAAGATGCTGCGCGTTCTTATCAGACACGCCATCAAAAAGAAATGGCTGACTCACGATCCGTCCCAAGGCATCAAACGTCCAAAAAGCGGGCGAGTCAGGGCATGGACTGAGGCAGAAATAGCGCAATTTGAGGCTCGCTGGCCAATTGGAACGCGGGAGCGTCTGGCCTTTTCCCTTATGCTCTATACGGGCCAGCGACGGTCAGACGCTCACCGAATGACTTGGGCGGATACGACCCTGCGGACCATGCGGGTTATCCAGCAAAAGACCGGCGCGAAACTGACCTTGCCGCTCGACAAGAGGTTGCGGGCGGTCCTTGACGCGGCTCCGCGTGAGCATGTCACCATTTTGAATACGGCTTTTGGAAAGCCCTTCACGGTGGACGGCTTCAGCCAGTATTTGCGGGACGCCATCACGGCGGCGGGTCTGCCTTTGGAATGTCAGCCACACGGGCTGCGCTCGGCTGCTGGTAGGCGACTGGCGGAAGCCGGATGCTCGGCCAAGGAAATCATGGCTGTGCTGGGCCATAAGACGATGAGCGAGGCTCAAAGATATATTGAAGACGCTGACCAAGAACGGCTGGCGGAATCGGCGATATTGAGGCTTGAACTTGGCTTGATAGGAACAAAAGCGGACTAAAAGACTGCTTAACCTATTTTCAGAAATTGCCTAACCGCATCATAATTAATTGATTTAACGGTATGTTTTTTGAAGGCTGGCGCTCCCTAGGGGACTGCAAGAGTAATAATAAAAACAATAACATACATAAAGGTTAGGCAATTTTGACTGCCATTGTTTTCTAACAGTTCACAAAATTGACTGCCAAACCTACAGCCTTAACCATAGCCTGTGGACAGCGGGGAAAACTCAAAGCCGCTTTTCGATAAACTCATCCAGCTTCAAGTCGCCACGCTTTGACGGCGGGGCGGAATAAGGGCCGGGCCTGACAGGGAGAGCGAGGATATAATTATGAAGATTGTTCACGCGCTCATCCAGCCGGTTAATCTGTTCTTTCATTGCCTGCATCTCGACTTTTGTTTCCGGCTTTGGAGCTGGGTCGCGTGCGATATCCAGCAGCGTGGACAGCTTTTGCTCGATTGCCACGATACGCGGCCCGCGCTCTGCTTGCTGGGCGGCTATCTCATGAATCCGGCCCTGTAGCGTGAACGCCCAGCCGGATATCGACAGAACAGCCGGTATCAGCAGAGCAATCCCTTTAATCGTCCACTCGTCAAAGCGACGGCGCATGATTGCTTCTTCATGGTCTTCACTTGGAGAATTCATCTCTGACTCCGGCATAGAACGCCGCGTCAGCGTCCAGTCGATGATTTGCTTGATGGAGAGCCGCACGGTTCTCGGCGGCGAATACCTTGACCGATTGTCCGCGCTTTACGGGCGGGACGGGAACCGCTTTACCGAATGTGTTTGGCGGGACGGGAAGGGCGGGCTTTTCGACCAGCGGAATCGAGCTGGCGCATCCGGTTAACGAAGTCGTCATCAACGCGACAGCTAGGGCAGTTCTTGGGCGCATTAGCCTCACTCCGCTTTAAATCTTCAATTTGCTTGGCCATTTCAGCGACAGACGCTTGTTCGTCTTCCAGCCGCTTAGTGGCTTCAGCGGCTATCTCACGCGCTGCCGCGTCCTGCCTGATGCGCTCAACCTGTAAGGCATATTCCTGTGCCGCACGTTCCTTGGCGACAGTCTCCCGCCACGATGCGTCAGTCTTCCACCAGGCAAGCATCCAGCCAGTGAGAAAGGCTAATCCAATCTGGCCGATGCGGCTGCTGATGATGGCTAGAAGGATTGCTGGCATGGGCTAAATCCTGGTGTTCAAGCCATCACGGGCATTCTGGACACGTTCAGTCTCAACAGCCTTGATGGCCCGCCATGCGAAGAAGCAGGCGACGACAAAGCCGAGCGTAAGAGCAATCGCAGCGAGGAATTGCCAGTTTTCGGAAATCCATTGCCATGCGGACTGAGCTTGCTGTGCCGTCTGAACAGCCTTTGTCACAGGCTCCAAGCCGGTCTGGATCGCATCCAACGCAACGCCAGCAGTCGGGCCAGCAACGGATGCAATGGCAACAGCTTTCTGCGCGGTATCGGCGGCGGCAATTGTCTTAGACCCGGCGTCTCGCAAGTCTTGGACGTCCAAGTCCCGTCTCGGCTTGGAGACAATGCGCCGCCATTTCTCGTATTCGCGTTCAAGCCATTTCGAGTATTTCTCAACCTGACCGCGCCCATTATAGACAGCGGCAAACCCGCGCCAATCATGACGGTTCAAATCATCGCGCAGACCTTTGGCGATGATGAAGCCTATCATATGACGGAGTTGATTTGCTTCACTCACAGCCGCCTGCTCAAACATCTGCCGAGCGCTTTCGCATCCAGCAGCCTTGTAATTCTCGCCCAAGACCTGGCCCATGCCGATGCTGATGGATCGGAAAGCCGACTCCTCATTAATCTTGATTGCTTCTGCCAGTCGCTTGTATTGAGCATCAGAGCCAGCCGGATATGGCTGCTGGCCCCATGATTTGTATGCCAACCCAAGTCGGACGGCTTTGTCGCGCTGAGCGCCTGAGAGGTTGCGCCAGAAAACATGCGGTTCAAATAAAATGATTGGCCTGCGCTTGCTGTCGTATCCGCTGTTGCGGCTTTCAACGGCCATGACAGCACGCAATGCGGCTAGTTCGATATTGTAAAAGACAGCTTGAGCAGCCACATCGTTAGCGGTTATCGGACGGGCCGGTCCTGCGAAATTATTCGTCGTCATCTAGCAGGCTCCTGCCCAGGAAGATTTCAGCCATGCGAATGGCCGGATAAATGATATGGACGATGTAGAACAGCGCCATTCGTTCAAGCATGTCAGAAATGAAGATCATTGGCGCTGGTTCCTTTTTTTGTGTCGGTGCAGGTAAATCGCCATCAGGACGATAACTGCCCGCAGCAGGATCACCGGCAGCGCGTCCCGGCAGGGACCGTGATCCAGCGCTCATTGCCGCGCCTGTCGACGTAGCGGCAGATTGTCTGATTTGCGTATGCGCCGGAATTTGAGAAGCCGTCGCCTTCAATGCTCTGGCATCCAGCCAATAAAAAAACCGCCCCAAAAAGGACGGCTAGGATGCAAACCCATAGGGCTTCAATCAGGAATTTTCGGAGCATTGTAGCGCCCTCAAAAAGAGACGGTTTGCGGGTCTATGTAAAAGTCCTCGAATGGCTGCGGTTCAGTTCCCATGTAGGGCCAAAACACATGCGCCTTCACGTCAGGCACAGCCAGCTTATATCCATACGACAGCAGGATTTCCCGGCTGCGCTTTCGTGGCCAATCATCGCCGCGCCAGACGTCATGCTCGTATGTGATGACGGAGAAACGCACCTGATGCAGCGGCAAAGATTCCAAAACAGCCAGCGTGGCTTCCGGCGGGTCTATATCCAGGCTTAAATAGTCAAAACGCTTCCTAGACGTCAGAAACCCATTCCAGTTCAACTCAAGCGCATTGAAGCCCAGGAACAGGTCGTTAGGACGCCGCTGCGCCCATTTTGGCCCGTAGTCTTTGTTGAGTTCTATGGCTGTGCCAGTCCATCCAAACTCATCAACCAGCAAAGCTGTATTGCTAGAGAGGATAGGATCGGCAGCGCCAATCTCAACGAATGTCCCACCGCGTTTCCATTTGAGACAGGTAAGGACAAAGATATCCTGATTGGCCTGCGAGCGGTTACGGCAATCCTGCCATTCTGTAGCAGGGCGCATCAGGAAGCCGTAACCTGTTCTGCGCTTTTTTCAGCTATCGCCTGCTCAATCTTTCCGATAATAGCCAGCGCAGGGCGAGCAGCTTGGATACCGCCAGCCTTGACAGCGATGTCAAGCAAGGCGCTCAGCGTGTTCAATTCATCCTGCGTAAATTCAACGGTTACGGTATTCATATCAGCTCCACGGTAAAGATGGACAAATGACGGGCGGGTTAATCAGCGCGTCAATCTGCTTATCGAGATTTGCGTCAAGCTCAGCGACACGCTCAACGCCCATCGCATCTTCAAGCCAGCTCTCGACCTGATTTTTTGTAATATCAGCAAACGGCGTGAACGGCGCGGCTGGATCGAGCGTGACGCCCTGCGTGCCGTAAACGTCAGCTATGTGCAGGCCGTCCGTCGCCTGACGTCGCCAATGAATCGTCATAACGACGTCTGTTTGCCCTTCATGCTGCGGATAGCATTCAAGCTGCGCGATGACCCAACAGTAGGTGGTAGCCATTGAGTTGTTCCTTTAGGCGTTGGCGATGGTCGTGACGGTGCCGGATGAGCCCCGGTATTTCAGCGCGCCGTTCTCAACGTAGAGTTGGCCCATGCCAGCAGGGGAAGTCGTGGGCGCGGTGCCGTTGCCGATTGCGATTACCTTGGCTGCGGACGTTCCAAAGGAAGCGGCCCCGACGCCGAGGTTTCCCGAGCTATCAAGGCGCATTGCTTCTGCGCTCGACACGACATACCAGATATGGTTTGAAATCGTGTAGCCGGATCGACCGACTGCATAGGCGCTATTTGCGCCTGAGTATGCGTCGTTGACTGCACGAAGCGAAAAGGTGGTTCCGCTAAAAACCATATCCCATGTTTTTGCGTCGGTAGCGCCACTTGTATTTGTAAACGCAACCGGCAAATTAGCTCCGGCGACCTCAAGCCTCACTCTTGCCGTTGTGCCAATGCCAACGTCGCCCGCGAAATAATTCGGCGCCGTGCCAGAAGCATAGAAGTTATAGCGGCCTGTCGCGTTTGCAATCCCGCTATGAAACCCGTAATTATTTGTCGCGCCAGTCAGTGACGCCGCCGCCTTAAACCCGTATTGATTAGTTACGGCTGATGTTGCGCCGATTGTCCCTTGGTTCGCGTCAAAATGGATAAGAGACGCGCATGTGAAGGCTGCTGCGGCGGTAGACAAACTTGTAGAATACCCAACACCCGTGGATGTAGATGCAGATGGGATAGTTGGGCTTACGAAAAACATATATGATGTCGCGCTGCCAGAAACAGGAGTGCCACTGACAAGAACTTGGACGTTGGCTGCGCCGGAAGAGTTGATCCCGATATTTCCAGCGGCGCTGATACGCATCCGCTCTTGAAACGCGCCGTTGGTGAACCTGATAACATTCGGCTGAGTGGCGTGGCTCTGACCATAGAGAACAAGGCCAGCGCCGACGTTATAATTTTCTCCGCCATAGAGATTGAGACTGCCAGCATTTCCAGCAGCGCCAAAAACATTACCTCCAGTAAAGCGCACGGTGCCTGCAACGTCGAGATTGGCTGTCGGCGTAATCCCGATACCCAACCGAGAATTGGCGCTGTCCCAAAAGAAATTTGCGTTGTCCTGCGAATAAACGCCGCTTGCGCCCGCGAACAAAACCGAGCCAGCGGTGAACTGCGTGCTGGTGCCGCTGCCGCCTTTATTTACCGCGATGGTTGTGGCTGACCATGTGCCACTTGAAACAGTCCCAAGCGTCGTAATGTTAGTTGAGCCAGCCCATGTCGAGAGTGCAGTGTTTTCGACGTTGCTCAAACCGACGTCTGATTTTGTAACAGTGTCCCAAGCTGGAGCCGCAGAGACACTTCCAGTTCCAGTTTGCCTTAGAAAGTTTCGTGTTGTTGTTGTATTTCCAGGAAGTCGTGTCGCTGTGTTAGCTGCGCTCCCGTATATGATGTCTCCAAGAGTCGTAACAGGTGAAAGAGCATTAAATGCTGCGCTGGCAGTAGTTTGACTTGTGCCACCGTTCCCTATACCGAGCGTTCCTGTGACGCCAGTTGTAAGCGGTAGTCCTGTGCAACTTGTTAGCGTGCCGGATGATGGCGTGCCAAGAGCCCCACCGGACGCGACATAAGACGTTGTATCAAGCGTCCAGGTATCAGCCGCCGTCTTTTTGAGAAGGCCAGACGTTCCGGCTAGACCAGCAATCGCGGTCAGATCGGCGTCGATTGGCTGCTTTTCGCTGTCAATCTCTGCAAGCGCGTCCTGCACATTTGTTGCGGAAATTGCGCCCGTAGCCGTAAACGCAATAGACGACGCCGGGTGTGCATCCGTCGCGTCACGTCCTGTCAGAAGGTTATGCGTCGTCGTGGATATTGATACATTGAGAGAGCCGCGCGTGTTTGTGATGCGGTTAACTTCAACAATACGCACGCGCCCCGTTACGGCGTTGTAGCTGTCGTTTGCAGAATATGTGAACTTCCAAACGCAAACACTCTCAGGAAGGGCAAAAGCGCCGAGCGAAAGAGACGAAACGCTTTCCGACTGTGCGGAAGATAGGTTAGCGTGGACAGCCTGACCAGGAACGACAAAAAAGCGCTTTGCTGCCTCAGTGGACGTTGTGGCAAAGAGGTAATAATTGACGAACTGACCTGACGATAGCTGCGTTAGAGCGTATGAGCCACCGGAAAGCTGGTTGTATTGAATATATGTTGCGCCTGAAAGATGCGGGATCGTCGCCGCAGTCGTCCATGTAAATTCAGACGCTCCAGTCCGATAGACAATTGTATATGGCCCGCCATCGGACAAAGTCGCCGCTGTATATTCTATGTCCTCATCGACAACGATTCCGCCTGATATTTGATATGTCAGGTCGGTATTAGCCGTAGAAGAATTCAGCACATATTCTGAAACCTCAATTCCAGAGCGGACAAATGTGCCAATGGCAAAGTGCTGGCTTTCGTGCCACTCAGGATTGCGCTTGTATGTATGAAGCTCAAATAACGGTATGCCGTCAGCAGCCGTTGTTGAGTAGAAGACATAGGCAACCGGCGAAACATTCTTGAAGTCCCACGGGTCAGTTGACCATTCAAGATTTCCACTTCCGTCATAATAGAGAAAATGCGAGCCAGACGAGTTGGGGTGAGCCGTTGAAGTCTGCGCGCCGGTCTTGGTGTATTTGACGCCCAAAACCCATACGTCAAACGCCGTGCCGGTTGGCGTAATCGTGAACTTGCGGGCGGTCTTGTCATAAGCAACAGTCGCTTCATACGGAAAGACAAACCCGTGATAAGCCTGCGCGCCGCTAATGTCGTTTACGCCGAGAGTGACCGCGCCCGTGTAGCCGTTAACAGAAGTGATGATCGTTCCGCCCGTAGGCCCGGTAGCTCCGGTAACGCTTGCGCCCGTAGGCCCGGTTACGACTGAGTTAGCACCAGGACTGCCTGTAGGGCCGGTAACGCTCAAGCCGTCTGCGCCCGTGGGTCCGGTATATGAAACGCCATCAACGCCAGCGCTCCCGGTAGGCCCTGTATATCCAGTAACGCTCAAGCCTTGTGGCCCGGTCGGGCCGGTTACGGTAGAAGCTTCACCTTGGCTGCCAGTTGGCCCGGCAACAGTAGATGCTGGCCCCGTATCGCCCTGAATTCCTTGAATACCTTGCGCGCCCGTCGGCCCTGTAAAGCTCAATCCGTCTGCGCCAGTAGGCCCAGTATAGGATACACCGTCAACTCCAGCGCTTCCGGTCGGGCCGGTAATTGATAAGCCTTGCGCTCCCGTAGGCCCGGTTACAACTGAGGCTTCGCCAGCGCTTCCGGTGGGGCCAGTAATTGACGCTCCTGTAGGCCCAGTATCTCCACGAATTCCCTGACTGCCAGTCGGCCCGGTATATGACGTCCCGTCTATTCCATCCCGGCCAGCGCTGCCCGTAGGCCCAGTAATCGACAAGCCTTGTGCGCCAGTAGGCCCGGTTACTGTAGAAGCTTCGCCTTGACTACCAGTTGGCCCGGTATCGCCGCGAATTCCCTGGCTTCCCGTGGGTCCGGTATAGCTTACGCCAGACTCGCCGGTCGGCCCGGTAATTGACAAACCTTGGCTGCCAGTTGGCCCGGTAACGCTTGCGCCAGTTGGTCCGGTTACATTGGACGGCGCGCCCGTGCTGCCCGTAGGCCCAACAATCGACTCTCCCTGCGGCCCCGTCTCTCCGCGCTCTCCGCGTGGCCCGGTGCTGCCGGTAAAGCCGCGCACGCCGATTGTCGCAACGGAGCCAGTAAGGTTGACTTCAGCCGTTGAGATGAAGGCTTTGCGGGAAGGGATGCGGAATTCCATCTATCAGGCTCCCGTCGCGCCAGTTGCGGACCACGACGGGCCAGCGAGAATGTGGAATGTCTGACGGCCAAGCCATTCGACTTCACCGCCAGTCTCGACGCCTAGATCGCCATACGCATCCAGAAATGCCCTGGGAACGACAAGCGCTGCATGAGCCGTAGACGGGATCGTGACGTCTAGCCTGTTGCTCGTGATCGCAATTGTTCCCGTTGCACCTGTCGTGGAAGCTCGCCCAATCTCGACTCCGTCCATCGTGGACATGACGAAATGACAAGTTTTACCTGTCATATCGACAGCGCCTTCCTCGTCGGTGATTTCCAACGCGAATTCCCACTTGGACGTCGAGTTAAGAGCAATTTCCATTTCAGACACTCACTTGAATGAGGCGACGTCTTGCATAAACGACATGACTTCAGCCGCATTGACTGTTCCCAGCCATGCTTCCTTGTCATCAACGCCGTATGAGAAGACGAGTCGTTTTCCGTCCTTGTGCCAGGCTAACCCAGCACAGAATTCATATCGCACATGGTTGAACACAAACGGCGGCGACACCTTGCTCAGCACCATGTCCGCGTTGAACAAAACCATCCGGTGGTAATACGTCCGCTTCTGACGGGCTGAATTCCACGAAACTTCATGAATGCAGCACAGCAGGCCATCCTCAAACGGAATAAGCTGCGAGCCTCCCCTAAATCCTTCAGCGCGGATTTCCGGCTGATTTACTGAAACCGTTGCGCCCGTCATATCTACAACGCGCGTCGGGCCGTAGCTGTAGAGATATTGGAGCTTTCCATCCTTGACGAACGGACCCCAGTTCTTCTCAACCTGGCGCGGGACGTCGTCAGGGATTATCAGCGTCAGTTCCGACAGCCGGTCGCCGTCAATCTTTGCCCTAACCATGTTGCGATGGCCGTTTTCTTCCAGCTCGCAACAAGTGCCATTGACGAATGCCTGACCATCTACTGATACGAGCCGAAGGTCTTCAAAGCCAAGAATATCCTTATATCGCGGTTCCGGCATATCCTCTGGCGGTAGCAGTTCCTTCTGGTCGATGACGGTCAAATCGTCATTCAGGCGCAGATACATATTTCGCGTGATAATCGGTGCGCCGTCCTGCGTGACATAGCAGACGCCTTGCTCACCAAACTGGACTTCGTAATTCACCGTCCTGGCAACGACGTCCAGCCAGCCGTTGATATTGGCAATCGACGGGTTGAGCGGGAACCAACCATCATCTACCGCAAGCTCAATCTTCTGAGCCTTCCAGCTATCCAGATAAACAGACAGCGGCACCAGATAATGCGGCATGTTTGCCCGCGCAATATCCGCAGCGTCCCGGCTGCTGCGCGGGGCCAGCGTCAACCAGTTAGTCGCCTCAAACGCCCGCGCCCGTCTGCCGCGCGAGTAGTAGCCGCAGATTGAGAAGATTTCCAAAAACCCACGGTCGTAGATGGACTTCTCTACGAACAGGATATCTTTCGGCTGCTTAATCCGCATCCCTTCTTCGCAGATTAGGCAAGCAAGGTCGTGATGTCCCTTTTTAAGGTAGTGAACAGCCAAATGATATAACGGCTCGGAGCGCGTCGGTCGACGCTGGTATGCCGCAAGTATCTTGGCGATAAATGCTTCTTCATTACCTAGCTTCTGCTCAGCGAGGGCATTGGCCATCACTGAAAACCAGGCTTCTTCCTCGAACCCTCCAGCCGCAGCGCGCTCAGCGTATAGCTTGCGGGCTTCTTCATAGTCGCCCTTTTCGTAAAGCGTCTGGGCCAGATAGAACTTGTATCGGTGATTGTCAGGATCCGATTCCAGACCGGCCCTCAACAGCCGAATGTCGCGCTCTGTCTTTTCAATCCGGTTTGAACCGCAGGCATGGTCGAAATAGCGGATTTCGCTCAGCAGCACCGGCTGGCAATGGACGTCGCAATATTCATGCGTAACGCCGACATATTGAGCGCCAATGCCACGCTTGATGACGCGAATATTGGAATACGTCAGGCCGTTTGCCGCCGCCTGCTCGACCATGTAGCCGTTGAAATCAAGCCTATCCTTAAAGCTGGCGTCAGTAACAATCAGCTCCATATCCGCATCAGCGAACAGGATATAGTCAAAGTCCAAATCTGACGCTTCGGCAGCTTCTAAAGCCGCGTTGCGAGCCTGGGCGAAATCGTGAAATGGGAACTCTGTGATTATGCCATAAATCCCTCTTGCGTCAAAGAATTCCTTTATGATTTTTTGGGTATCGTCCGTTGAGCCGGTGTCGCCTATGACGTAGCAATCAACGATGTCAGCCACAGACTCAAGGCAGCGCCAAATGATCGCAGCCTCGTTTTTCACGATCATGTTTAGGCAGATTTTAGACATGAGTCCTCATTGGGTTGCGCCCCCCAGCGCCCCGTCAGAGATTTCGTTATGAATTCTGCTTATTTTGAAATTCCGTAGATGCGAACTTTTCCTGAAATATTTCCAGTCGCAAATTTTATTCTGATTGCGTTATAAGCAGATGTATTTAGCCATATGCACGCTATTGATGACAAGAATGCGCTATTTGCTGTAGTGTGCCTATAATTGAACCAAGCTAAAAATGATTTGTATATGCTACTAGCTGGGTCAGCTAATTTTATATTACCAAAAAGACTATAATTCGCGCTGCTGGATACCCCTCCAACTCCAAATCCTCCTGTGGTTGACCCGGTTCCAGAACTACCCCCAGCACCAGCGTTGTTATAAGCAAAATTGTAATTGCTTCCTGTGTCGTATGTTGAACCACCGTCGGTCGAAACGTAAATATTCAACGAGTCTGCGTTTGAGCTTGTTGTAATATCTAATATTTCAATCTCGTATTCGTCATATGTGGACGAATACCATCCAGTAAGATCAATACTTGATGACGCAGCTCCGGTGAATGTGCCAATTAGCACCTTACCAGAAGTGGCTGTTCCGCCAGGCCCAGTTGGTCCGGTTGGGCCACCTGCTGGTCCTGTTGGTCCGGTATAACCAACTCCAGCCGCTCCGGTCGGGCCGGTATAACTAACTCCAGCCGCTCCGGTCGGCCCAGTTGAAAGCGCCGCAGATATCCATGCGACGTCGTAATCAGTCCCAGAAATCTTTGAAAGAACATAACCAGTCGCGCCACCTGTAGGAAGGGTAGACGGTGGCGCAATCCATGCAGTTGCGTAATCCGAGCTGCTTGTTTTGCTTAGCAGATATCCAGTTGCGCCACCTGACGGTAGGTTATTTGGAATGCTTGCCCAAGCCGCATCATTGCGCCCAGCACCGTATTTGATGAGCGTCTGACCCGTAGCTCCGCCAGTCGGGAGCAGGACGGTTGGATAAGTCCAGACCATCTCGTAATCATTAGACGACGACTTGGCTAAGATCATCCCGGTTGCGCCACCGCTCGGAAGAGCGCTATTCGGAGCAACAACGATTTTCCCGTAGAGATACTGCCCATCTCCATTTGTGGCGTTTTCATTGAATACAGCAGCACTTGTATGCGCGTATTTAACGACATATGCAGATGCTGTTCCGCTGATATAGATGGTGTCGTTGACTGCGTAGGCTGTATCGGCCAGCCATTCACCACGGGCATTCAGCGCATTAACCGGCAAGGCATACGGGCCAGCGGTTGATCCATCCGTCAGGTTGACCCAAAAATTGGTGCCATCAACCGCAAAGTCATCAATCGAAACTGGCGTCTGCGCGGCGGCTGTCTCGGCAATTCCTTTGACGGTATAGATATTCTCGTCAAACTCTGCCGCAGTTAACGGACGTCCAACGCCAGTTCCCCAGCGGCCAGCGTCGGTTGTGACATATTTAACGACCATGATTTCCGCCTATTTGTCAAATGCCGAATTTGTTCATTGGATAGAGCGTTATGTTAGCTTCCATTTTCCGGTAATTGGAGAAACGGTTAGCGTTCCTATCAGTTGCCCTGGCCAATCTTCCAGAGATAAATGACCATAATCGCCTCGATATTGATTAATTGACGAAATCGTAATGGTTTCTGTTTTTACCTTCTTGGCGTCAGTCGGAGTCCAGACAGTATCCACGAGATTTATGCTTCCGCCTCTTGAAAGTGTAATTTTTATTGTGACAGGAGATATGCTTGGATACGAAACAGTAATATCCAGTGGGTTGTACCAAAAACATTTAAGGTTCATGATTAAATCAGACTTGTATTCGCGCGCTTTTTTTAGATCGTAATAAACTGTTTCCTCGTATGGATATCCATTTCCAGTATTATCTGTTCCCCAGAATACAAAATCACCAATTTGGCTTTGTCCTCCATATCCAACAGTTGCAGCAATTGGAGATGTATTTTCGTGTCTGATGTCTAGATCAGCATCTGTTTGCCATGAATACCCAATGATTAAATAATCCCAATTTGAGAACGCAGCATCCACAATTGTCTGGAACGGGTCTAACCTCCAAGGTGGATTAATCGAAGAATTGTCCCAATAAGTTAAAGGAGCCGTCAGGTTCTTGTAATCGTCCTGGCTGTCTTGCTTGTCTGGATTATCAAGGTTCCAGACATACTCCTGCCCCGGCACTTCGTCGGCGCTATCTGAAAACTCTATCTTGTCGATGCGCTGGACCTTTATCCATGTGCCAGTGTCGGTGATATTGCCATTTCCATCGGACGCATAAATCGTCGTTTCGTGCGTTTCCAAATGGACGGGTGGGTCGTCGTTATTCAGGAATGACCATATCGCTTCCTGCGCGCGTCCAGTCGTTTCTGCCGTATTGAGCGTGTCAATGCGCTCAACCTTCAATTTATCATCGCCAACCTCGACAACGTGGACAGTCCTCGCCGCATCGTCTGAGTTGTTTTTAAATCCTAAAACCCATTCCTGATAAGGCGGCTGCTGCTCGGTAAAGGTGATATCGTCGATGACCTTTAGGTCAACATATGTCCCAGTATCGCCAGGGGCCGTTATGCGACGGACTGACCTAGTGCGCGAGCTTTCTGTAGGCATTACGGGAAGGTAATCCCCAAGCCGCCGCCAAATCCAGAACCACCGCCAGCGCTAGACTCTGTCGGACGCTTCTTGTGATAGAAGCTCAAAGACTGTGATATTGACGCGTTGACGGTCTTTATTGATCCACCAATTCCATATCTCACTACAACTGGTTGCCAGTTGACAGCCGTGCGGCGTGTGCGGCTGATCTTCGGAGGTTGGTTATCCGGCGACTGTGCAGGACGGACAATCTTCTCAAGAGACATTACGCTGCCCCAAGGTTGATTTGTTTCGGAATTGTCAGCTTTGAGACGTTCACGACATACGGACGCTCAGTGGATTGGCCTGTAATCGGACGGAGCCAGAGTTCGTAATATATCGAGCCAAATTCTGAGTTTAGAAGCGCCTGCGCCCTATCCTTGGCTCGTTTTGCCGCCTGTGCGGAACCAACCGCACCTTGAACAAATCGCCCCGTAAATTGGTTCGGCTCGGCAAGCGTTTGTCTGACAAGCGCTTCTTGCGTTGCCAGTGACCCGATCCAGCCAGACGCAAGTACAACCTGGTCGCGAGTTAGCGGATAGGTAAAGCCATTAAATGTGCCGTCTGGCGGTGGTGGTGTGTAGGAAATATCACCAGCTCCAAACAAAGAAGATTTCCCGTCAAATATCTGAGCATCGGGGCCAAGAGCCTCATCTGATACATATACAGGCGTTCCTGCGACATTCGCAGCATTTCCTGTTCCCTCACCTACCGAGCAGCCGATAGTGACGTCAGCGACGAAATCGCCCGTCGCTCCATCCCGCGCCAGTTTGTATGAGATGACCTTACCTGTAGCAGTCCCATTCGGGATAATCTTGGGAACAGTCAAAGATACATTCTTCCGGCATGACAATGAAACCGCGCTGGCAAACGGAACGCGGAATCGTATTTCAACCGCTCGCGCTCGTGTCCGCATACGAGAACGCGCCCGCATAATCATATACTCAACCGCAGCAGCGCCACGGTCTTGGTCAAAAAATGCGGACTGTGTGATATTACCAGGTTTTCCACCAATCGGGACAACGAAGGACGGCCCGCCAGAGGCTAGAGACGTCCATATTGCTCCACCATCGGCAGTCGTCGTGCCAGCCGTATTATTGAATATCGGCGGCGTGGAGCCGGTAAATCCTTCCTGCGTGCAAACGAAGAAAGACCCGCCACCGGCCTCGTAGCAAATGACAGACCCAACCTTGACGAAGACATTTTGTTGCCAGTCGCCAATGGTAGGAAGGGAATTGCCGATACAAGCCCAAGTTACAGAACCGTCTGCCGTTTCTTCGCCTATTGTGTCAGAAAACAACGGAGAAGATACGCCAACTGTGCCATTTGTTAACGCGATCTGAAAGCTTGTTCCACCCGGCCCAGGAGACATATTCGGACGGCAAATCTGCCCGCGCAGAACGGTGGTTAGAGATGACCAAGCCTTGTAATCAATCGCTGCCTCACCGACATTTGCGCCAGACAAGGTCAGGACTTCCGTTTCTTCTTCTGCCGTGGCGTCGGATAGAAGCGGCTGCATGTCGGACGATATTGTCAGGCTCAGCGTCTCAACGAAATCGTTGCTGTCTCCATCCGGCTCGATCACAAGACTTGTCGCAACCGTGCCACGCGCGACAAGCGTGTATGATATATTGATTGATGAGCTTGTGTTTGACTGCTGGTTACCTGAACTTATTGTCCCTGGTGGCGATGTCAGGAAGTTTGTCCCGCCACCGATAGAGCCGTATGTTGCTTCCTGCTTCCTGTTGACGATAAAACCATCACCTGATGGAATCGTCACATTCCATGTTGCGCCGATACAGTCACCGTCCGCATGTTTCGTATTCGTGTCCTGAAATGACCCATGCTCCGTGTAGACGGATGGCTCGTCGTCTGATGTGAAAGCATACGTTCCGACAGATGTTCTCCATCCACCGCCAAGGCTTGTCCCGATTTTTGGCCAGCTATCAGCGAGACTTTTGGCTGTCAGTGTCTTTATGACGCTAAAGTCAACCGGGATTTGCGTTCCACGAAAGTTCTGCTTCCAGTTGACGGAAGCATCAACTCGGATTGACCTTAGCGGCGCTTCCTTGACGTCAATCGAGATTGAGCCATTTAGAACGTCGTCGCCATCAAAAACGACTGTTCCGTCTTCGCCAACAAGGATATCAGAAATCGTCCATTCCAGCGAAGTGCGGTCAACATGATAAGCGGCTGAATATCCTTCCAAGATCGAATCAGGATCGTTTAGCGCTTCGTCGGACAAGAAGACCGGGTCGTAATACGGACGGACCTTCAGCCCATCTGCCAATGTCTGTTTCTGAGAAATATAGTCCTTGGCTCGCGCGACGAATTGCAGCGTGACCAACGTGTCGTTGAGATTAGACGGGAAACCGATAAGCCGCCCATAGAACAGCGGGACAACTGTATCCGCGTCCTGCTGCCACGACAGCCAGCACCATTGATTGCGAGATGTGGAGAGAAGCCCAGCCGCTACGCCTGCGACCTTTGGATATTGAATGACAACGTCAAGCGTCGGCATCTGGCCTTCGTCGTGGTTGATTTCAAACGAAAAGACGTCCTCATCCTCAACCGCGAAGGTTTCCGAGAAAGTCGTATCGTCCGACGTCGCCCAGGCGAAGTAGATAGGCCCGCTCATAGCTGCTCTATTTCCATCGTCCAGCTAACGGACGCTGCCCATTCGTCAACCTCGACATCAAAGGACTTCACAAGCCCTGTAAATCCCACTCCTGTCGCGCCAGTAGGTGTTCCACCACCCGTCGGCCCAGTTGCGCCACCAGTGGCCCCTGTGCCGCTAGAAGCCCATGAAACAACCGAAGTGACCGTCACAAGCCGTCCCGGCCAGACATCGCCAAGGGCAGGGGCTTCCTGATCCTGTCCAGAAATGGTCGTGCGGTATTTCCGAAAGGCAGGGTCGCCAATATCAACCAGCTTGCCATTGACCGTCCGCTCAAGTCGAGACGCTTGGTCAATCAGCGAAACCGTCTGACGAACGCCACGCAGGGCATAGTCTGGCAATCCAACGCCGGAAATGATGAGGTCGGTATATTCGGAGGACATTATCTCACCCCACCCGACTTGGCGTGCGTTTAGTCGTGGAAGACAGGCGGCGCTGGATGGCGTAGCGCTCCAGCGAGTCCATGGCACCGGATGAGCCAGAGAAGCCACTGAAGGTCTTGTTATCCAGAACAAGCGTTAGACCGCGCCCGCTGGATGAACCGCCGACAATCGCTGCAGACGGCGGGACTAATCCACCGGCAGCAAACCCAAGCCCACGCGGACGGGCAGACATGCCATTTATGGCGTGCATCAGGCCGACGCCGTAATGCTTTACGGCAGAGGCGCGGACTACATATTCACCGGAGGAAAGCCAAGCGGGGATGCTGTCGCTCGTTGAGGTTCCTGGGCCGCTAATAAAACCACCGGACGCTTTGTTGAGCGGGAATGTGCCAGAACTGTTAGCGGCGTTGGACGTATCTTTAAGAGCGCCAGCGGCTTTAGCCGCCTCAAAAGCGAGATCGCCAATAGCCGTAACGGCTGCTTGAATGGCGGGTCCAAGCGTTTGCTCAATCCCAGAGACAGCGCCAAAAGCTGAATCCTTTGCCGTCGTCGGAGCGTTTACGATTGCATTCAGGACAGGGTTTGCCTGCGCCGCCTGCTGATTGCCTGCCTTAATCTGATATGCGGCTGTGATCGTATCATTCAGGCGCTGATATGCCTGATTGAGCAGGGAGACGTCGTTTGCCTCTTTGGCTAAATCAAGCCTGCGTGATTCAGCCTTTGCCCTTGACGATGAAATAAGTGCCGCGTCCATCATCAAGGTTTTATTCTGCTCGGCGGCGAGGTTCTGCTGTGCAACAATATTCGCTTCCTGACCAGCCTTGACGGTGCCAGATGTCGGACGCGGGCCAAGCTTAGCTGCTTCAGCATCTGCCTTGTTAATTGCGTCCATGCCACCATTCTGGATAATGCCACTTAGCTTCGGGCCAAGGATTTTATCCAGTTCCAGACCAATCTGGAATTTCTTAGCCTCATCTCGGACGTTCTTGAAAGCATCCGAAATGCGCTGGATGGCGACGACAAGTTTATCCTCGCGTCCGGTTAGGTCAGTGACGTCAACGCCAAGTTTAGAGAAGATATCCTTTAGCTGGGCGTATTTATCGACAATCGGACCAATCTTAGCGCCATCAGCAGGAGGTCTTACGGTCTTCAGGAACTTCCCAGCTTGCTCGATCTGGTCAAACGGATTGTCTCCCGCTCCAGGCGGGCGAACTGTTTTTGCAAACTGGTTGCGAGATTTATTAAATTCGACTTGTGCGTCTTTTGCTCCAAGGAGAGCATTTCTGAGTTTGACGACAGAGTCTTCCGCGAACTTGTTAGCCTGATCTGCCGGAATTCCAGCAGCGATGCCAGCGGCGGAAAGTTTGTTCAGGAACTCCTGAGAGACGCGCGCCCGTTCAGTCGCGTCTGCAAGGTCTGACATTTTCTTTGCAGCTTCAGCGCCCTTGTTAAGGACGTTGAAGGTGCCGACAACAGCAGCAGCAGCTCCCGCCGCCGCAGCGATAGCTGGACCCCATTTCAGAAGCTGCGGAAGTAGAGCCTTAACGGTGTTACCTATTCCGCCGAAAGCCTGTGTCAAATTTCCCGACTGTTGAAATAAAATCGTCATTGGCGATATGCCAGACGCTATAGATGCAGTTACGTCGTTGAACGTATAAAGCAACTGTTGAGACTGCATACGCGTCAAGCCGACTTGCGTATTTAAATCTCTTACATATGTCGTTGCTTGCTGTGCGGTCCTCGGAATTGACTTAAATGGATCGCCAGACTTTGCCCCCTCAATTGCCAGCTTATCGAGCTGACCCTGTAAGTCCTTTAATGATTTCGCTACCTCACCCGCGCCCTCAATAGCAGCGCGAATGACAATGTCTTTGCCACCGGCCATTATTTCCACCTCTTGGAAAGCGCGATCATGTAATCAGCCGGGATCATAGCCCATTGCTGACGAACAACTTGTTCAAGATTCCATTGTGGCCTGATGTTGATTGATTTCTTCAGAAACCACATTGGTATCCAGTTTTCTGTATCTTTCCGCGTAGCTCTACGGATCAAACGTGGATTTTTAGCTGTGCGGAACTTCTTCGTTTTAGATATAGCCGTCCCGACGTTAGCCATCGCAACGACAGTGTCACCCATCTTCACGAATTTGAGTTTCCGCTTCCAATCTCCAATAGCGATACGCCTCCTACCCATTAGCTTCCGGGCTTCGGGGAATGGAATCCACATATTCCCGGTAATTGGATGAGGGACTCTGTCTTTGAACCCGACGTCAAAAACGTCAGAATATCCGTCTGTCTTTCTAGTATTAACGGAAGCTATCAATGCTGGAGTTGTAGCCTGCTTGTTTTTTGGAAGAACAGTCACGCGGAACGCGTTCGCAAGGCTCCCCATATTATGATAAGAGCCACGTATCATTGAGCGACCGCGTGACTTAATGCGGGAAGCAGCAGCATTAACGGCTTCCGTGCCAGCGCCACGCATTGCAATCTTAAGCTCCTTGTCTATCTTTGGAATAACGGCTTTTATCGTTATTCCAGACATAGGACGCTCCCAATGTGGTTTAGCCGCTGTTTTGTGCGGCCTTCCTTGCAGCTTTCGTTGCAGAAATTTTTGCGCGTATTTCTGGGGTCATTACTTTCCCCTCTGCGCGCCTTCTATCCCACGCAGCCTTAAGTTTCGCGCGAGTTTCTTTGCTGCGAGTCTTTCCTGTATTAGCAGCTACAGTAGCCGCTATCGCTTCAGCAGAGCGTTTTTTCCCATACATGGGATTTTTATCGCCCAGTTTTTGCTGCCTCAGCTTTTCCTTTGTTTCTTCAGAACGCTTTAACCCGAGAACAGCTTGGCGGCATTTCTCTTTCGTCTCGTCGGTATGAGAGTGTCCCGTAACGGCAGTTCGTATTTTGCTGATAGTCTCATGGGCGTGTTTTTTACCAAACCAATAGGCTTTTTCGCCAGAATTTGAGTCTGATATTTTACGTTTCGTTTCTTCTGATAACGGACCCTTTAAACGTCCCTTTTGAACGTCTGATAATTTTTTACGAGTATCTTCACTAAAAACACGCCCCTTCTGGGCTTTGCTCAGTTTTGCTCTCGTAGATTCAGAAACAACCATTCCAAAGTTTGGATGATCGGGGCCGCTCGGCATACCAAAAGCGACCATTTTGATATTCAGAGACGGCTTCAGTTCGTCGATATATCGCTGTTCAACATCATATTTTTCTTCAAGATCACATAATTCAACGACACTGAACAAAAGAGCATCTTGGCGATTGTTAAAAATCGCCTGAAGGATCGCATTTGTATGCGTCCCTCTCCTCAAGCGGTAGAGATGGTTCCAAAACCGCTTTTCAATACTGTTCGAGCTTCCAATGTAGAACTTGCCAGTTTTACAATCAGTTATCTTGTAAATCCCACACTTTTTTGGGAGACGTTCTTGCCTTAACACTGATATTCTCCAATAAGTGAACCTTATTGTAAGAATATAGTCAGGATATGTATATTCTTCAAGGGCCATCAGAAGCCCCTTACGAGTTCCTTATATTTCTTCTCAATCTCTTTTGGATCGCCGCGAGAGGCCAGAGCCATAATCGACATTAGGTCGGCAAGTTCTTCACGCTTCCTGGCTGTCGCAAGTTTTGTAAAGGCGTCTGTCTGACGCGGCGTCATTTTCCAGACGTCTTCCGCTCGATGCCCGCTGGCAATGAGCGCTTCGATTGAGCGGGCGATGTCCCAGCCGGATTCGATTTTCCAGCGCTCAACGCCTGCGGCCCCGCCAACGCGAGGCCGATGGCGTTCACCCTCAACACGAAAGGGCCAAGGCCATCCGGCATGGTAAATGGAATAATTTTCTCAAGGAGAGCAGCAGACTCGTCTAGCGTCAGTTTCGACGCGACGGACTCGGCTTCCTCATCGCCAGGAAAGCCACAAGCGCAGGCAATGATTGCCGCCAACGCATCCGGTGCGGAAGACATGATATCTTCCAGAGTGGCGTTTCCAGAAAGCCACTTCGGGATAATTGGGAACCGCACATAAAGTCCGAAGATACCGTCATTTGTTATCCCGCCAACATTAATCTTCTCACCGCGAATGGTGACAGTGGCGGATAGCTCCTTCAGGTTCTTCAGAGACATGCGGTTCCCTTATTGGTTAACTCTCGGTTACGGTGCCGTATTTGGCATTCCAGTCCGCGCCAACCTCACCGCTGATTTCCACTTCGTTGAAGCCGTCCGAAATCAGCTTGATCGACTTGCCAGGAAGGAAGCGGACATAACCCCAGAACCAGTCCTGCTGCGTTCCGACATCGTTGGACGCCACGAACTTCACCGAAGCCATCGTCTGGTCAGACGCGAACACATCAAACGAACGCGAGCCGGTGGCTCCGGTAGCGGTTCCGCCCATCGTCGCAAGCTGGAGATTTTCAAAGGTAATTTCGTCAACAGTTAGATTGAGAGTCGCCTTACGCTCCGTGACAACTTGAAGGTCACGGGTTTTGATGCCGGATCGGCTCGAATAGTGATCGAGCGTCGTCGTTTCCTGAACGTATTCAGCGGACGGCACGTTCCCGACGTCCCGCCATTCAATCTGCGCCCAGGAGACGGTCCCGTCCGTAAACGTGCCAGTCGCGCCGGTCGGAGCGCCTGTGCCGGAAGTGCCACCAGAAGCGGTCAGCCACAAGCGGTCATCGCTGATGGTGTAGGCACCAGCAGCATAGGCTTTCGGGCCGGTCCAAGTCGTCGGAAGGCTGGTAAACGGGCGAACGTAAAGGACGCCCTTACCAATCTGGTAGTTGTCGCTAGAGGCCATAGGGCGGCTCCATCATGGGAATGGCGCGTCATCACGACGGGCCGAGCGCCTTGCCGAAGGGCGGTTTAGGCACCAAGATTAGACGGTTTCGCCAATCCTGAACGGGTAGGTGAACTCAAAGTCCACGCGCAGTTCGCCCTCTAGGCGTCTGCCAAATTCGTCTGATGTCCTGCAACCGTTGTAACGAATGTTTCCATTTGTCCCGGTCAGGGCTTTGATCGTCAGGTCAGAGCAAACGGCGTAAGCCAGTTCAACTCGGATATCTGACAGTGTCTTTTCCATGGTGTCCGTCGACCCGCTGGCAAACAGCGTAATCATCGGAGTCATGGTGGTTAGGTAAATTCCGCTTTTCTGAAGCTGCGCGGCGCGGTCTGCGTCGGTGGAGAACTCATCGCCATCGGACAGCAGAAAGGCAGGACGAGCTTTATCGGGGACTGTGTCGCTATTGCGAAATGCGCTCTCAATACCTGGCAGCGCAACGCCAATCTCCATCAGTCTTGATAAAATCAGTTCACGGCGGTCTTTAAGTTGCGCCATGTCCGATTTCTTCCAGAATGAGTAGGCAATCACCAGCCCCATTTGGGACGGGCCGTTCCTGAACGTCCTTCACGACATAGCTCTGCGACTTGAAGGTTACGCGGACGTTCAGCATGTCTTCAGGTGAGAGGCTAATAGCCGAAAGTTCAGACGCCAGGACAGCAATCGCCGTCCGTATCGTCGCAACAATGGCTGTATCGCCAGCCTCAAAGCTGGCGGTTTCATCCAGCACATTGATTGTCTTCAGCGTCTTGTCGAGCGGTGATTTGAAAGTCGCCGTATAGGACAGGACGGAATAGATAGGCGCGAGGCAGAGCGCTTCAAAGTCGATAGACATATCCGCCTCGCGCCGTATTAGCTATTAAGCCGGGCCGGTCGGGCCAGTTGCGCCCGTCGCGCCAGCCGCACCCGGAATGCCGCTGATGAGACGAACGCGACCAGTAGAGGTCGGGTTAGCCTCAACGCGCGTGGCAAAGCCAACGAAAGTATTGCCGCCCGAAGTGGTCGTGACCAGCTTAGCGCTGTTGTCCCAATAGATGGACTGGCCCTGCGTCCACGCCTGGGCGCTGACCTTGGCAATATCAAACACGCCTTCACCGATATACGTCTCAACTTCAGCGCCAGAAGCGCCGTCCGTCGTTGCGATACCGAAAAGCGAGCCAACGAGCATCCCATCGCCGGAATCGACGTCATAGGGAGCAATCATGGTGAGGACGTCACCATCCTGCACAAAGTTCTTCATGTCAGTTTCTCCAAAAGGGGAAACTGGCGCTATTAAGCGCCAGCGTTCATGTAGCCGAAGCGGAAGTCCGCAGCAGCGCAGCCGAAGTCATGCTCAAGAGACACGCGCATTCCCTGCTGGCCGAAAGGCTCGTCCATGCGGAAACGCGGAGCCTGATAGCCATTCAGCAAACCCCAAGTGAAGTTGGAGCCAGCCGCCGGATCAGCAAGCAGATACCAATAATTGCCCGTGATATACGGCGTGACGACAACGCGGAGCGAGCCAGCCCAAGGATTGACCTTGGAGGACTCGGAACCGACGTAGTTCTGCGACGTATATTGGATAGCAATCTGCTCGTAAGCCGGGCCGCAAAGCAGAATGCGCGGAATCACATTCAGCTTCAGACCGTCAAGCGATGTCTTCTTACGCATAGCCGCGCGAGCTTCGCTGAGCGTAGCAACGGCAATCGCCGCACCCGTGTTCGCCTTGGTGTCGTCGGTGGTGTTAAACACCGCGCGGCTGGTTTCCGACAGGGTGGGGCCAACACCGGACGAAACCAGCATCATGGCGTAGAACGTCGCGTCCTCGAAAGCCGCAACGCGGTCAGCACGGCTCGAAAGCACCTGCTGAATGGCGTCGAGGTTGTCGTTGACGAGAAGCTGACGGGAGAAGCCAACCTGAACGCCATAAGCCTTGACGGTCGCGCTTTCATACGCTTCCGAGAAGGTGCCAGCCGGGATTTCCCCATGCTCGTTAACTTCCTGAAGATTCGGGAAGTCGCCCGCGCGGATAACCTTATGAGCCCGGAAGTCATTGAAGGTCATCTGCGAGGAGAACTCGCGATAGGTCGGCATGGCCATCTGGTAACGAGCGGCCAGCGACTTGTTCAGCGCATTTTCCAGAGTGATCGGGAAATCGCTGGTCGTGTGGAAAGCCGCATTCAGGATGGCTTCGCGGGAAGCGAAGGTGCTGTAACAGCCAAGATGACCGATACGCTCCGCAGCCATGTCCACGATGCCGCAGTCCATATACGGACGGGCGGCAGCGGACGGCTCAGCCTTGACGCCGAGCATGATGGACAGAGCTTCCTCCATCGCATCATTGCGGGTCTGGCCTTCGTCCTGCGCGACGATGATGTTGCGGATTTCGGGGCCAGTCGCCGGGGCGTTCACTTCCGCGAACTTGGCGATGATGCGCTCATTGGCGACAGCCGCAGAGACGCCGTCAGCGATAAGCGCTTCAGCAAAGGTCGGCTCCAGACGGGCGTTGCGAACCGCCATCTGGATTTTCGAGACGCGGTCGCGCTCAGCCTTGATGGCCTCGTTACGGATCGCATCGGTGTCAACGACCGGGGACGCGACGGGCGCAACCTCGGGAGCCTGGTTCAGAATGGCGGGCGACTCGACCGCCGGGTCAAAGTTGCTCAAAGCAACCTCCTTCTTTGTGGCGGTTACCGCCGTTACCGGCTGAGCGGTCTGCTCTGCCGAATTGATTTGCTCACCGAAGATCAGGCGAGCGAGTTGTTCCTTGGAAAGCGGCGCACAAGCCGCCAGTTTCATCGGCGCGGCAGACGAAGTGGCGAAGCCAAGTGAGATGGCCTGCTCTGCGCTCATGAAGGTTTCTTCAGCCATCATGCGGAGGATGTCCTCGCGCTTCTGGCCTGACCGCTTGACGTAGATGTCAACGATGATGTCGCGCATCCGGTCAATCTCGTCGGCCATCTTGCGCATGTCGCTAGAGCCGCCAGCAACCACGCTCCAGGGGTCGTGGATCATGAGCGAAGCATTCTCGGCCATGATGATTTCATCGCCAGCCATCGCAACGACGGACGCCGCTGAAGCCGCCATGGCATCAACCTGCACAGTGACAGTGCGGCCATCAGCGCGAAGGGCGTTGTAGATTGCGATGGCTTCTGTGACGCTGCCGCCTGGCGAATTCACGCGGACATTGATGCTGTTGCCTTTGTAGGCAGACAGCGACGTAACAACGTCAATCGCGCGGACTTCGTCGCCAAAGCCAGAGCCATCGATTACGCCATAGATCATCAGGTCGCTGCCAATCAGCAGCGAGCGCGTGCCGTCCATAGTGTATGTCCTTGGTTAGTTCGTCTGCGCCGCAGGATCAGGCGCGGCAGGAGCCGGTGCCGGTGCCGGGGCAGGCTTAGGAACCGCCTGGCCCTGTAGCTGGCCAGAGTCGGTCATTACCCGCGCGTCACTCTCGTAAATCAGTCCAAGCTCATCAGCCCGCGCATTGTCGGCGGCGTTCTCAGCGTCGATTTCCGCCGGGTCCATACCAAGCTTACGGACTTCCTCAGACCGGGTCGTCAACCCGCCACGGATGGCGTTGATGGACGCGGTAATCTCGGAAGACGGGTCAATGTATTCGCGGCGCGGCGGGGTCCAGGTGAACTTGGCCTGCGAACGAATGCCCGTCGCAAGGCTAAGAGCCTCGTTCGTCCACTTGGCCACGCCATCCATCATCTGCGGCATGAGCATCAACCAGCGCCAGGCGTCGATATTGCGCTGGAATTCCAGAAAGCCCATTCGGCCAGAAGAAAAGTTCACACTGGTCAGGTCAGACGTCAGCGTCTCGTAAGTAATCCCAAGGCCAACCGCGATTTCCCGCAGCGTCACCATTGAATAGCTGGCGAAATCCTGCGTCGTCGGCGGAGTGGCGAAGGTAACGTCTTCTTCAGGCCGAAGACGCTCGATCATTCCCGGCTCAAAGCTTTCAAGCGGGTAGTTCTGCCCGCTCTCAACGTCGCCTTCGTATCCTTCCGCCGTCTTGATAAAGGCCGCGAAACAAGCCGCAATCTTCTGACGGACAAGCTGGGCATCCGTGAAATCGCAGAAATCACGCAGGCGAAGCACAATAGGCGCGAACCAAGACATACCGCGCATCTGGCCGGGCCGGTCGACACGGTAGATGTGGAGAATGTTGGCGGCGTCAACGCGAGTCGACGCAGCGCCTTTGTTAACCGGCCAGTGGGTGGAGCCGGGATGGTTAGGGTAAATCCAGTATGCAACCCGCCGTCCGATGGCGTCAAACTCGATACCGTTCTGGATCAAGTTGCCATTCTGGACAGGCCCGTCGCGGGACGTATCCAGATAATCCGATTCCAGCACCTGGAGCTGATAGGGCAGGGCGTAGCCATCAGCCTGCGTCCGAAGACGGCGGCGGATAAGCACTTCACCGCTCTCAACCACAGCGCCCATGACGAGTGACTGAAGACCGTAAAGGTTTGTCCGTCCATCAGCGTCAATATCTGTCGTCTCAAGATGCGACAGAATGAGCTTTTTCGCCCGCTGCGATACGCCTTCAACCCTTGGCACGATACCAGCGCCTACGGTATTATGCGTAATAACAGCCTTTGCTCGTGCGGCAAAAGCATTGTTCCGCACCATGTCGCGTGCGACGTTGCGGACCTTGGAGGCTGCGGCCTCAATCTCGGCATTTGCATCCAGAGACGACGACCGCCAATGCTGAGTCCGCCTCCCTGCCGCAGCAGCTTCGTAAAGGTTTCTGACTTCACGCAGGCGAGCGGCTTTCGGAGCGACAGCCACCATCTTATGTGTCTGTGCGCTGGCCTTCTTCGCCTTCTTTGACATTAATAAAGTCCGCTCGAATAAGACGCGACAGACCGACGCGATACCGTCTTGCCACTGGCTGCGTCGACTTCGTTCTGCATACGCTCAACTTGCTTAGCCATATCGCTAAGCGACTGGTAGGTGACAGAGTTGTCCCCAGTCCTGACGGTAAGCACGCCAGCCGCCATCGCAGCTTTCAGCTTGTCAACGTCGGCTTGTGTCCATGCCATCAGCGTATCCATCCGTTACGTCGATCAAGCCAACTCGACTTCCGCTGCTCGGCATTTCTGGCGACAGCAGCAGGCGGTGGCGTCTCAACTTCCGGCTTGGGCAACTCACGCCGACGACGCGGCGGATTGGCTCCAAGCAACTCGCCCCAAGACGGCTTGACCATCTGAAGAGCGGCAAACCCATAAACCCGGCAGTCAAGCGCTTCATTCCGCTTTGACGGCGGGAGTTCATAAACCCGTGTCGGGAAACCCTTGACGTATTTCGTCTTGACGACTTCTGCCGTCAGTTCATCGAAGAATGAGCGGTCCCGGTTCTTCGGAAAGTGGCAGTAACCAGGCCCTTGTTCCTCTGTCTTCAACCGGGCGTAAATCAAATCCTTCGCGGCTTTCGTGCCAACGAGGTGAAGCCGGTTCTTTGCCGACGTCATGTTCTTCGATATCTTGAAGACTGGCCCTTCCAGAACGCCCTTGATGGCGCGGACACCGAGCAAGCGAGCCGTTCTGGCGTATTTGTAAACCGTCTGGGTATGATGACCGCCTGAGTCGATACAGGTCAGGCGAACATCAAGTTCTACCCCGTCCTCGCGCACAGTCGGCGTTGACAGATATTCGGTTAATTCTTTCCAGATTTGCGGTGAGGACGGGTCGCCATAGAACACTCGGTAATCGAGTGACCAGCTTTCCTCTCCTACGCCCCAACCAATCTTTTCCAGATGCAGGCGGTCGTCTTGGACGTCTATTCCGGCGGTTATCATCAAGACGCCTTGCGGAACCGTGTCGCCCCAATCTTCCAGCCGAGTAGCCAGAGAGTTGGCGTCTATTCCGTCTGCGTCTTCTTCCCAAGTCTCTCCAAGGGAAGTGTTTACCCAAGTCTTGATCGTCTCATGGGAGCGCTTGGCTTCCATGAATGCCTGCGCCACATCAGCGACAGTTGACCAAGGGCTATATAGCTCGTTTATGTGAAAGCCGACGACAGACGACTTATCAGCCGTTGATCGCCATTGGCCCCACCTAATCGCCGCCCGACGCTCAGCGTCAGACCATCCAGCGCCGCATTCTTCGCAATGGTAAAGCGCTTCGTGCGGGCGACCTTCCGGCCACCTCACCTGACACCAGACTAGGTGCTGCTCATGCTGGCAATGCGGGCAGGCAACGAAATATCGTCTCTTGTCCGACTTCTCAAACTCAGCCTCAATACGGCTAATGCCCTTTACCGTCGGCGTCGAACACATGACGATGCGGCGATTGAAGAACGTCGTCGTGCGCTTGATAGCCAGACTTAACGGATCGCCTTCAGCACCGGCTGAAACCGGATATCTGTCAACCTCATCGGCCATTACGACGCGGATTGGCCTAGACGCTAGACCAGCCGCTGAGTTGGCACCGACCGCCGTAACATGCCCGCCCAAGAACTTCTTGTGCAGTAACGTATTGCCGCTATCCCTTGAACGGGCATCGGCAACCTTGTCCTTTAAGCAAGGCGTATCCCGCAACATCGGGCTAAGGCGGTCCTTGCTCCAAGTCTCTGCCATCTCAAGCGTCGGCTGCAAAACCAGGATCGGAGCCGGGTCTTGCGAAATATGGAAGCCGATGATGTTGTTTAGTATTTCCGTGTTGTGCGTCGGTATCATTGACCGGCCAGCCAGATAAAGATGGCTAGGACTGTCAATCGCCACGCATTTCACTGGAACGCTGGCAACCTTTTCGATTGCCTTAATAAATCTCCGCTTTGTCTCTGATGACCTTGCGCCTGGCTTATTCTCGCTGCTCAGCCGCGCCAACTTTCTAGGAAGGCGGAACGGGGCCTGTTCAGAATATGCCTTAAACTGAACGCGGTATTTAACGCTAACGACACGACCGTAGATTGTGGCGTCTGCTTCCCTCATTGTCGGCTTGAAGCCTAAAGAAGCCGAAAGCTCAAAAACTGAGTCCGCAAGACCCTTATCGGTCGAGCAGAATTCACAGTGTCCAGCCGGGCTGGCGTACCCGTCGCTGTCCATCAATCCCTGAAGGAGAGACAGCCTTTGTTTGAATGAACAACGCAGATATTCGACTGGAACATGCTTATTTTTTAGCAGTCCCGCCGAAGCTAGGCGGGAAAACATGGTTATTCGCTTTTCGGGGACTTCCTTGAAAGGCGTTCCGTGCTTGCGGTTATGGTAGAGCGCAAGGTTGTATTCGGAAGCTGTCTCATATCCACGGCAATGCGACCCGTCACTCTCGCGCGGATCTACCAGCAGTCTCCATGCGGTTCTGTCGCGCTTCGCGTCAACGACATATCCGAGACGTTCTAGCTCTTGGCAGACAAATCCCTTGTCTTCATCACCGGCTGTGATGATGGCCGAAGCAGAATGTCCGTCACCGAGCCACAACCCTAAAAAGTATGGGTCGATAGGCAAGTTGCGTTCTGGAAGGTCCAAGCCATCCGAGACTGGGACAGACCAGTTATTCCTGACACGCCCGCTGCCAATCTGCGTATGTAAATCGGCCAATATTTCAGCGGTAGTCATTACCGCTGGCCCGCCACGCCGACCAACTGATGGCTCTACATACCAGCGGTGGTCTGCATCAGCGACAATTTCTGAGCCGTCACCAAAGACGACTCGGTAGCAATCTCTATTTTCCTGAACAGGCGAAACCGCCGTAACCCGGCAGGGAAAACCGTTCTCGTCAAACAGTGTGTCGCCAACCTTAACCGCACCCATGGTTGTCCAACCATCTGGCGTCGGTAAAGGCGTATCCAGAGATAGCGCTTTGCCTATCTGGGCAGAAGTCATAAGCACTATTCTATCTACACCAGGTTCGCTAAGCGCGTCCATGATCCCGCGCTGATACTCGGCCCGGCTGGTTATCCAACGGCCAGGTTCAGCGGATGCCTCGCTTGATAGTCTACGGCTCTGATCCGCCCATTGCGATATCGTCAGCTTCGGCGGCGGTGCCAGTGTCTTGAATAGCGCCCTCGTCGCCTTCAGCAGCGGACTCGGACACTTGAAGACTTGTTCCTGCAAGTTCTGCTAATGCCTCATTGACGAAAGCTTCGATGGCTTCGTGACAGACTTCAGCCGATGTCTCGACAGCGACAACCGGAGCAGCCTTCGGTGCGACTGAAAGCATCCTTTGCCGGACGCGAGCAGACGCCTCTGACCAGACCTTTTCGGCTAGGTCCGATCGGATAAGCTGCCCGGAAAGTTGGGCGGCCTCCATCTCGGCTAGGTCAGCCCTAGCCTTGATAAGCCGCATCTTGTGGTCGCTGTCTCCAGCGCCAGAGTTGTTTCCGACAGACCTATCCCGCAGAAACTTGCAATAAGCCTGAACCGCCGCCTTGGCGTTAAACCCGCCAGACAAAGGCCTGGGCAAATCGCCCTTTCGGACTAGCTCATTCACCCAGCGCGGCGTTACGCCAAGCCATGTGGCAAGCTCGCCAGTTCCGAGTTTGAACACTTCGTCAGGCATAAATTCCTAAATCTGGCTTTTCAGGCGTTTCAGACACTTAAAGCATTTATAGGAGTATTCTATAGATATTTTGCCAGTAAACGCTGGAATAGGAAGCTAACTGCCTGTTCTGGCGCTAGAAACGGCCCGGCTACGAAGCTTTCCCACATAGTAT